TCTTCTATATTCATCAAACAATTCCTCTATTTGTATATTGTATTTTCTCTTTGCTCCATGACTCGTTCTTCATAGACTCAATAGAGGTACATAAATATCTGAACGCATCTGCTCCATGGCTGTATTCATCATGTAGTGGCGCACCAGGTTCGTTAGTTGCAGAGTTTATACTTCTGCGATAATTCTTTAAACATTCAACAAGTCTTTGTGCTGACTTATCAAAGTATATACGGTGGAAGTTCATACGTGCTAACTTAATACCAGACTCTATGTCTGCTTTAGGAACGATACGTATATCCCATCCTAACTTCTTCATAATATCTTCTGCTGATATGCCATGCTTAAAGTCTTTAGACTGTCCGTCATGTGGCAAGAACATTGTACCCCAGTTATAGGATAAGTTCTTTAGTTGTGCAGAATAACTATCTAGTGTTCTGTGGTCATCTTCTATATAACCAATGATGCGTAAGTCTGATATACCTTTTTGGCATAGGATAACTGACATACTGTCGTTCCATCCCAAGTCCATGACTACATGAACCTTCATCATAGGGTCATAAGGTACAGTTGTTATACGGTTACCTTCTTGTGCTTCTCTTATCTCGTTAGAGTATATAGCACCATCTACAGCAGCCTTACAATCACCTTCCCATATATTTGCATAGTCAGGGTTAGTCTTCTCGCTATGTTGACGTTCTATCTCTAGCACTTCAGGAAACCAAGGATTGTCAGTATAGTTTACCTTGACTACCTTAGCGTTCTCTGGTGGATTAACCACGAACCTAGTATATGTATCGTCTGTATCTATGTTAGGGTTAAATGATACCCATATCTCTGAATTAGGTTTACGTATTGTAGGTATTAATATGTCCCATGACTTTTTACTAACAGTTTGTGCCTCTTCTACCCATACAACATCACAACCTTCAAAAGACTTTATAGACTCAACAGTATTTGTAGCAAGACCAGTAAAGCTAAATGTGCTACCGTTAAGACCTCTAATCTCTGCTTCAAGAACTTCGTAGAAAGCTCCTAGACCTAAAGACTGTATCTGGTCATTAAGTAATGTATGTACTGACTGCTTGATAGACTTTTGTATTTCACGTGCACATAAGACACGTGTTGGCTCATTGGCTGCTTTTATAAGCAATGCCCTTGCCATAGACCATGACTTACCTGAACCTCTACCACCGTATGCTACTTTATACCTATGATTTTCGGTTAAAAAGTTTAATTTAGCAGGGAAGTCTGCAATAGGTTCTCTATTGTTTAGGTTCTGGTTCAACAAACCTTATTCCTATACTTAAAGGTAAATCTGAGCCATCTAAGCCTGTTAATTCTGTAGTTGCTACTGCTTTACCATCTAATCTATCACCTACTTCTTTGATAGCTCCTAAATCACCTTCTGCTGCTTTTTCGTATAGTTTCTCTGCCATAGCATGAAGTCTTTTATAGTCTTCTTGTATAGCAAGTTTGCGAATAATGTTACCCCAAATTCTTTTCTCTTTACTAGAATTGGTATTGCCTATAGGTGCACCTACCTTAGGTTCTTTAATATCTTTATCGTCATTATTATCCATTGTTTTTCTGCACTAACTCTTTGATTTTAAACAAAACGTCTCTTGGGCAGCGTTTTAAGAAAAAGCGTATAGCTTTATCATTACCAGCTATTACATCATCTACTAATAATATAATATATTTTCTTATTTCCTTTACAGAAAGAGATTTAATTCTCTTAAATTCTTGTTTCGCATTATCATAGTCTATATGGTATGAATGAGGGCTTATACCGCCTTTACGTAATTTGTTATATAGATTATCTATACCTATAATGTCTATTAAGAACTCTTCAAACTCTAAAGCCTGTGCTTCTGGTATATTGTCATGCACTATTTTAACCGTATATGGTTCTCCATAGTTTCTTTTTTCATAGGCACGATTACCTTTGCCTTTGCCAACATATATTGGCTTGTTATTGCTATTGTAATGTAGATATGTGTAATACATTGTTTTGCAACTCCCTTAGGTTGGTTGCCCTCTATGTTTATCGGCTTAGTAAGCCTCTATAGTACATTTCTTCTATTAATCTTGGGTCTATATAGTTTTGTTGCATTGTCATACCAGGGTTAGTTAAGTTTTGCATGTATGGTGACATTTGATTAGATGGAACTACTGGCATCCGAGATGGAGGTAATGCGCCTGGTTGTCTTTCTAATTGAGGCATTGGTACTGGTTTCATTTGTCCTGCAGGAGTAGTGTATTGTGGCATTTGAACTGCTGGAGGTAATTGTCTTCCTGCCATTTGTGGTGTCATTCTCATTTCTGACTCACGTAATACTGAATTTGGGTCATACATGTTCATTTCACTTTCACGCACAACTGAATTTGGGTCACCTAATAACCCTTGTTTAGCCATTTGACGAGCCATTAACTCTTGTTGAGTTGGTTGACCGCCTGTCATAGCGTTTGTTAAATAATCTAAGAAGTTCATAATTTGCTTTCCCTGTTGTTTCCTGTAAGAGGATATATCGTTCTATTGTATGTATCCCACCATTCTTGACTATAGTCTGTATTCTGATAGTCTTTAAAGCATGGTGTGCCTAATGTATGATGCACCAACTTAGCGTCTGCATTATATTCGTATTCTGTTTCTAGCCAGTTCCATGTCTCGTCTAGCTTACCTACTTGTTCTTCAGGATACTTGAGCCATTCAAACCTGTGTAGGTATTTGCCTGTTTTTTCTTGAATAAACCTAGGCGTTAGCTGACGGTTTAACCAATGTGAACAATTCCAGAGCATTACTGAAGACCAGTTCTTTTTAGGATAGTCTTCGTTCTTTGCACCTAGATACTTAACTGGATGCTTTGTTGTATAGTGATGCTTGACTACCTTGATTGCTTCGTCTGTATCAAAGTTTGCTAATATCTCTGCAATATCTGTTCGGCATATCATATCGCCATCTACGAATAGTGCGATACCTTTAAAGTTATTTAGATATGGCACTAGAAAGCGTGAGTAGATAAATGCGTTGCTACCGTCTGTATGTGTTTCTTTGTAATCTTTTAAAGTGTTTAATGCTAAAGGTGTAAAACTTACCGGTATAGATGACTTTTCTATAACTGACTGGCAAAAGTTATGATAAGCAATTGGCTCTACCTTGCCATCATATCCTACATATATATCTAGTTTTACCACTTTACTTTGTTAGCCCAAAAAGCAGCACTCATTTTTCCTTTTGCAATGTTCTTAGCGTGTCTTGCTTTAAAAGACTTTGCTCTATCTGTATTTGTCTTGTCACCACTTACGCCCTTTTGTCCAAAGCGTATAAGTTTTTCTTGGTCACCATCTTTAGCTAATACTGCATGTGACTTAGTAGGATGATTAGGTGTTCTCTTAGGTTTATTATAACCTGAAAATGTTTCCTTACCCTTCTTAATCATTTCTTTTTCTTAGCTGTCTTTGCTGATTGTTTAAATGCCATAGCAGTAGGTGCACCTTTAGAACCTACCTTACGCATCTTCTCACCTGAGCCAGCTTTAATTCTAGCTTTCTTGGCTGCAATGTTAGCGTATAGACCTGGTTTACTTGCCACGTTTAGCTGCCTTCTTCATAGGTTTAGCAGCCATTTTGCTGCCTGTTTTCTTTGCGTATTCTTTAGCTTCCATCTTACCTTTTGCTGTGTAAGGAAATGCTTTAACTCCACTTTTTGTTTTTACCATTGGCATAATTATTTACCTTTCTTTTTAGATAGACCAGCTTCGCTAAGTGCGATTGCCAATCCTTGAGCTTTAGATTTTACTACTGGACCTTTTTTAGAACCACTATGCAACTTACCTGCTTTAAATTCCTTCATCACTTTGCTGATTTTTTTTGATGCTTTGGTCTTGGCTTTCATTATCTTTCCTTAACTTAATAAATCGGTGGTCATATCTGCAATCATTACACAGGCTATACTCGGTGAAGTCAAAAGGTTCACCGCATTGTTCGCAAATAGATAGTTTCATAAAAAGAAAAAGCCCAACCACGGAGAGAGTGCAGTCAGGCTTTTGTGGGATTACATTATTAACGGACAGGAGTTGTCCAACAAGTAGTATTATAGCATACTTTACTATATCTGTTCAACAACATTATGCGTTTATTCGTCTTTCTGCTATTGTCAGCAAGTTATCATATGCCATATCTAATTGCCAATAAAAGGCTAAAGGTGGCTTAGCTCCCAAGTATTTAGCATAGATAGCGTCTTGCTGTCCTTGTTCTAAGCTATGCACTATAGCGTGTATGGTTCTAACATTAGACATATCTTGGGCAGAACACATCTCTTCAAACGCTTCTGAAGTTGACTCACCACCGGATGACATGCCTATGCTTTTAGATGGATAATTTAAACGGTGATTATCCGTCTTCATCCATAAAGCCCAATCCTCTAAGATGGACAATAAGCGTTCCATACTAATCATATTGTGTTAGCGTATAAGCTACGCTTTGCCCAAATGTTTCTTGTGTAGTATTATGCTGCAAGTTATGTTTAGAGTCATCTGCGTTATGTATTGTAATGCTCTTTATCTGGTCTTCTGTAAAGTTTGCTGTGTGTCCAAATATACCTTGTAATGGATGTGGCTGTGGAATGTAATAGTGCATAAGTCTATTATCTTTATCTTTGAATGCGTGTATATGACCTTCCATCTTCATGG